CGTTTGAGTAGATCACGTTAGTTCCTGCTGAGAGGACCTGACCTACTACGTTGTCAATAGAATCTGCTGCGTTGTAAGCGATGATGTCAGCAAGAGCTGAGTCAACATCGTTAAATGAAGTTAGGTTTAACTTCTTTGTTGTTGTAACTGCTGAACCGTATTCGTTCAGTGTTACTGTAACCTGTGAAGGGTTACCTAGTGCGATGCTTGAAACATCTGAAGTTTCTGTCAATGTAGATGTAGCCTGAGCCAAATCTGAATAGATTGAGAAAACAACTGATGATCCTGGCATAGCCTGTTGCACGGGCTTAACATCTGCAAGTGAACGCATAACAGGAATGGAACGTAGTGCCATTCTTACATACTGGTCGTATGCTGCTTGTACGAGCGAGCTGATGCTAGACGTGGTTGTGGGGGTACCTGTTGGAATTGCCATTAGGTCTAGCCTTTCTTGTTTAGGATCGGATTAGAGTCCAGACAATCTGATGACATCATCCAGTTCTTCTTTGCTGTTTGCATTCATTAGTTTTTGCATAATGTCTCCGTTATGTTCTGGCGAAGCGCCAGAGTCGGCGGAGTTTGTCATACGCTTATATGCTGCAGCATCGGCTGGATTTACATTAGGTGTCTGGGTTTGGCTTACTTCAATACCGAATACATCGGCATAGTCTTCAAGCCATTTAGATACAGACTCTTCAGTTGGGTCTATATCCTGTGGGATAAATGCAGCAATTTTGCCGTTTACCCCGCGAGCTGCGAGGGCATCCTTGATTGCTCTTTCGCGTTGGCCTTTACTCAAAGATTCAAACTGAGAACGAAGTTCTTGCAGTTCTTTATCTTTTTGTTTTGATGCCTTGCGTAGTTGTTTAACAAGGTCATTTGATGAGTCTTCTGTGAAGTCGTCATCATCCTCGTAGTCGTAATTGGACATAGTGGTCCTTCTCCCTATTAGTTGTTGGCATAGGCCTCATATTCGTTTGGGGAAACGGTATGGCTCCTACTCCTGGTCTTGTTGTCGCTCCACTAGGCCAGTAGTTCTAGTGGCAGGCTTTTATTTAATAACCGCCAGCGCGGTCACGTGTGAGTGCTCCAGATGAGATTCCAGATTGACCACCAAATGTGGCCTTCTCAAGTCCAGTAATCTTCTGTCGTTGCTTACGTGCTTCTTGAGCACCAGCAATGTTAAATACTTCTGTCTCTGCAGTTGTCTGTGTGTATGGGTCTTCTCCATAGATTGAAGCTAGCTGTGAGCCACGCTGCAAACCACCGGCAATAGTTCCATAACCTTGCTGAGCGGTTTCCTTTGTAACACCTGCAGCTTGTAATTGTTCTGCGCGAGGTAGGCCAGTCTGTAGTCCTGATTGAATTGCAGCTCCACCAATTTCGGCAGCAGTTACCTTGCGCTTGATGTTCTCAATAGCGTTCTTAGGATCAAGTGTGTAGGCCAAGATATCAGCATTAGTAATGTCAGGATAGAACTGTCTAATTGCTTGAGTTACTTCTGGGTTAGCATTGATAACACGCTTTTGTGCAGTAGAGATACGGTCTTCTAATTCTATGTTGCTGACATCGTTTTCAATAAGTTTTCTAAAACCTTCTTGAACACCTGTACCAGTTTTTGCATAGTAACTTTCAGGCAAACCATACTGGCGCATAACCTCTTGGTACTGGTCCTCTAGGGCAATGTATGCAGCAGGGCTAAGTGCTCTAAGACCCTTAGATAACCGTGCTTCATTGGCTATAAATCTTGCCTTGTAAGCATCTGTGCCTCGCACCTTAAGTGAAAACTCTGCAGGGTCAAGAGATCCTTCTACAAGAATGTTTTTAATATCTGATACTAGAGTCCCTAGTCCATACTTATCAAACTCATCATAGAGAAGATTGTAGGCAGAAACTTTATTTGATTTCTTTTCATCTAATCCAGATTGATAAATAGTAAAAGAATCTGAATCTGTAAATGTTTTACCATCAGATGCTGTGTAAAGACCATTAACATTATTTCCGTCACCTGAATTATTGTTACCTGTTGCGCTTCTAACAAATGGAACTATTTTGCCTGAAGCATCTGTTTTAATCTTTGCACCGTATGTTTGAAATTGAAGACCACCATCAGCATCACCTTGTGCTTTGGCAACGGTTACGCTTTGGCTTCCGTCTGGATTGGTTGTAATTTTGTAACCAATAACATCTGGATCATTGCCAAATAGAGTTTGATATTCTGCTGGTAATGTTCCAGGAGTATAACCTTCCCTCATAAACATATCAGCATCTGCAATACTAGCACCTGCTACTGGTTGGCCTCCACCAATAGGAGAGAATAATTCTGTTGTTTGAAATTGAGCGTCAGCCGCGTTTACATCAAGTTCAGTTGCTGCTGCATCTAAAGCAGCTTGTACTTCTGCTGAATTTGCAGGGGTAGTTGGAGTATTTGTACGGCGACGGCCAAATGTTGTACCTTCATCAATTAACATATCTTCTCTAGCCATCATTTACCCCATAAATCCAAAGTCTTGTAGGACTTGTCTAGTGACACTTGCTACTTCGCTGCGAGCTGTATCTGTGTACTGCCAACGGTCATCCTTACGCAGTTGCTTGCGTAGGTCTGCAAGGCTTATGTTGCCAGCAAGAGCGTTTTGAATGTTCTTATCTGTAACATCAATAGAGTTGAAAGGAATATCTAGCACATCCGATATGGTTGCACGATAAGGGTTAATGATATCTGTTAAATCTTGACCTTGATCTATTAACTTCTTAACATAGTCAGGCATAGCAGTCTTGGCATAGTTACGAATCTTTTGAGTGAAGTCATCAATAGATGCACCAGTCTGCAGTTCCTTAAGTACTTGGTCAATACTATCAAAGCCAAGAACCTTTGGAAGAAGTGATACAGATATACCATTGCGTGTGGCTATAGAAAGCAAAGAATTGTAATTAGTTGCTTGACTACCGCCAGTTTTTCCTGGTACAAACTTTGCACCAGATAGTGCCTCATCAAAGATTGTTAAATCGTCAATGCCTCTTTTGTAATAGTCTTCTAGCTGTGCATCTGTGAGTGTTAGACCATCTTGCTTAAGTTTTGGTTTGATACCAAGTAGCCAGCTTCTAAGACGCTCTTTATAGAGGTCGGAGTTTTCCAACTTCATTAGGTATCGGTCACGGACATCCGTATCTAACTTAGCCCATTTGGTCTTAAATAATAGGTCAGCTGCTGCTACCTTGTTTGTTTTGTAAAGGTCAAATACTTTTCTAAGTTCGTCTCCATAGATCTTGTCAAAAAGTAGTGCTTCACCAATACCAAGATTAGTTGCTGCCCTAAGACCTGAAGCAATGGAAGCATCAGTTTCTACTGGGCGACCTTTGGGATACTTTGTTTCAAAGGCTTGCTTTGCTGCTGTCTTAGCAGGGCCAGCAACTAGTTTATTTATTGCAGCAAGTTCTGCATCATATTGGGTCTGCTCGGGCGTATTAGCCATTTGATCCTCCTAATGTGCCGAGCATCCAGCTTGTAAAATCAACACGCTCTTTGCGTGCTACATCTTCAGGTGTTGCTTTACGAATAGCTTTCTCTGCGGTAGCAGCAGCCTGCTCCTGTGAGAAGCCTGGCGTTGAAATAATCTGCGTTTCTAACTTACCAGTCTTTGGATTTCTAACCTTTTTACTTGATTGAAGAGTTCCAGTAGAAATCATTTTGTCAATAGACTTACGAAGACCTTTATACCAATCTGATGCTTTATCAGCCTCAGTAATACCCTGACCACGCAAGGTTACAGATACATCGTCAATCATCTTCTGGCGGTCTGCATCTGTATACTGGTAGATGCTACGACTTGGTATATTTGGAGCACCATCTCCAGTACCTGCCTGAACATTCTCGGTTAAGAACTGAGTAAGAGTAAGTGTTGGGCGAGCTGTTCTTACTGACTCAGCTTGAAAATCATTAGCCGCTTCTCTATAGGCATCACCTAGAGCTTTGTTATATTTGCTACTTGCCGTCTTAAGGTATCTTGCATTCTTAAGCAACTTAGATAAAGCAAGACGATCTTTAGGCGACATATTAAGTGCATCTATAACATATGGGTCTTGTCCTAAAGTTGAAGCCTTGCCTGCAGTTCCACCCTTAAAACCTAGATTACCATTAGAAGAGGTTGAGCCAGAAACGGTTGAACCACTGGAAGGAAGACCCGTATTTTTCCAGTTGTTAAAAAAACCATTTTCCATTATTAAGTCTCCTGTTAGTCTCTAATTAGTTTTGAGAACAAAGCGAAGTACGCATCTTCTGCGTTACGATTTGTTTGTGATAAGCGAAGCAACTCTTCTTTTGTACGCAACTTAAGCAAATCCTTGTAATTCTGATTTGATGCTGAACTACCAAATACTGAATCACGTGCATTGATATAGTCATTGTATGTAGTTAACATAGCCTCAATAGGCTTACGAACTGCAGGGTCTACCTTGACAGTTGGGTCTGTCAACATAGTTGTTAAGTCAGATAGCGCCTGTGTGCGCTGGATAGCACGCTCTGCGCCCTTGCCTAGTTCTTCCTGTAGGTTAGGACGGGCTTTCTTAAACTGTGTAGCCCAAGTTTCCCACTGTGTGTTGAGATTACGCTTAGCAAAATCACCAAAGGTATTGGCTAGTTCCTCTTCATATAAATCCTGCTGTGAATAATAGAAAGATTCATCACGAGCTGTGCTTACTTCACGCAAATAATTTCTTACCAACTTAGACTCTTTGAGTCCCATATTGATTAGTAACTTGTAAGCATCAAAGTCAAATTCGCCTTCTTTTGGAATAAAGAAGCCTGCACCCTCTGGGTACTTTTTGATAAGTGCCTTGTTGTCAGTAACCCACTTGTTTGCTTTTTCGTTAGCACTAAGGATTGCAACAACAGTACTCTCTGATTCAGAGACTGTGTATGGCAGTTCCTTTGGAAACAGACGAATCCACTCTTGCATAGCCTTGTCATAACTTCCAGTCTTTTGAACTATGTTATTCCAAGTCTGCTTAAAGTTTGTCTCACCATTCTCACGTACCCACTTAGCCATATCAGACTTGAGCGTTACTTGTGGAGATGCTGGTACAAAGAATCCAAGAACAAAGCGTAGCGTTAATGCTGTGATTGTAGATGCAGCTAACTTATCTTTGTAATCTTCTAACTCACCTACGGTAAGTGGGATTTCTAATCCAGTTACTGGGTCAATCTTTGGCTTTAGTCCGTGACCTGTAGCCTCAAGGTATGAGGCACCCTTACGTGATGCTGATGCGTACTGTGAGTTACGTTCATTACGATCTAATGCACCAAGTAAACGAGTTACGTGTGCAGGGAATAGTGCGTTAATCATTGGTTGGTCTTCTCCGTACTGACCAAGCAATGCTTTTTCAAATTTGTCTAATGCTGGTATTACGTTAAAGATTGCCTTCAGTGATACTGCAGATAAAGGACCGGCAAATGTAGGAAACAGTGAGTCTGGGTTGGTAGATGGTGTAATCATCTTCAACTTAGCACTAAATTCAATAGGCATAGGAGCCTTGATGCCATCTTCTTGACCAAACAGGCGCATTGTTGCACCCATCGCTTGGTACATTGCTGTAGTTCCTGGGTAGAAGAAGTAATCCTCACCAGTATCGTCTCTTTGTACAAAGCCAGAGTGTGCAATTCCATCGTATGTTAATGATGCACGAGTAATTGCCTCTGGATTATACTTAACTGTACGATAAAAGCGGCGATAGAAGTCCTCAGTAGCACGGTAGAAGCGTGCAAAGTTACGTCCTGTTAATGCAAGTTGAGTTCGTATTGCAGGATTATCAACATATGCTAGAACGCTATCCTTTGCCAAGTCTTCAGCTAGTGTATTGATGTGAAACTTTGCAGCCTTAAAAGCACTTGCATAGGCTTCATCAGTTTTGCCTTCTGTAAATTGATCTATAACCTTTTTACTGTAGCCAGAACTATCTAGTTGCTTGCGAAATCTTACAAGTTCATTGAGAACAATAGGTTCACGAGTCCAACGGGCATTAGCTTCGCCCATTGCATCCCAACCTTTGTCAAAGAGACTTGCAGCAAAGTTATCTGCTACAGCAACTGGTACCAATGTTGGACCTGAAATGTAAGTAGGTGCCATACTAGGCTCTTTAGGTAAGTCGGAAAGTCTTAGGTCCTTAGCGGTTACCCGCACATAACCACTTGCATCTTTTTTGACTACCTTACTTAAAAGGTCCTGATTTATCTTTCCATCAGATTTAGAAAACAAAGTAAGAACTGCAAGATATGCACGTTGTGCGTGTGCATACTCGTCTCCACCTCTAAAGTATAATTGGAACTTATCTCTATCGCGCTGGGGGAGTGCTTTAAGATACTTAAACATTTCATTTATTGCAGTTTCTTCATCGTCAAGATGCTTAACTGCTATTCTTCCTAGATCATCATTAGTCATTACACCAATTTGGAAAAGCCAACTAACCATTGCTTGTTCATTAGCAACTGGGTTAAAGTTTGAAAAGGCGATATCTCCAACAGCACGTTGATAGGCTTTACCATCAATAATGATTGCATCCATCTTACCAAAACGAGTTACATCGTCTGAGATATTCTGGTAACGACCGCCACCACGAACACCGTTCTTAGCTCCACCAGCAACCTCTGAAAGAATTTCATCTAGGTTACCAAACTTAGCAACATCTGCAATAATTTCTGCAGATTCAGGATCTAACTTGTATCCTAATTTACGACGCAGTACTGCCTCTGCCATAACAGAACGTACTTCAGTTTCATTAGTAGCAGCTTTCATCTTTCCAGCAAACTCTGATAGTTCATCGGCAAGTAAAAACTTATTGATTACCCCAAGCTCACCTTCTGGAACATTTAAGAAAACTGTATCTTTTAACTTTTGCAGTGCAGAGTCTTCCCCACTTATACCTCTGCTAGTACGAATACGTGTAGACCATAATTTACCTTTAACTAAATCCCAAGGATTTCGTCCTCGTGCAAGATAAAACATATCGTCTTCAATAGCATTACGTTGAGCAAAACGAGGCCCAGCAAGAGTCAAGAATGACCAACCAGAAGTAATCTGGTCTGCCCACTTTTGGTGAGATACACCGACTATCTTGGATATTAAGCCTTGGCGAGTTGTAAGTCTATCTAGTGCAGTAACGGATGGTATTACCATTGATGTTGATAATTGATATGGAAACAGTGCAACCTGTTCTCCAAAGAAATCTGCTGGGTTACCCAAGCGTTCACCGTCTACAACTATATCCGCAGCGTAGCGCTTTTCTAAACCTTTACCGGCAAACTCTTCCATAAAAGATTTACCAGGATCACCCTTGCGTACTCCACGTGCTGAAAAGATTGTATTCCATACGCCTTTAGTAATCTGCATACGTTGACCTTCATCACCAGCAGCAAATGCTTCAGCGATGATTCTGCTGTGATAGCGAGAGTTAGTAAGACGTGCAGTACGATAAATTTCATCTGCTGCATTAGGTCCCATTACATCAAATAATGTTGATGTTGGGTTAGCCACTCTTGTAAACTTACGAGCAAAGCGGTCAATGCGTCCTTGAATTTGGTTATCAGTAAAACGAACTACACCATCTGGACCCTTAAAGCGTCCTACTTTCTTTTCAAGTGCAGCAATTTCATCTGAACGTGTAGTGATACCAGTAAGGATGTCATCAAATTGTGGGGCGGTTCCGTACATAGCCTGCACTAATCTTTGCCCAACTTTATCCATATTAAGAACTTTGTTGCCTGTAGTAAGAAGTGCAATGCGTGTTTGACGACCTAAAGTTAAACGTGGAACTAGTGGTGTATTGCGAGCTGCTTGACCTCTAAGAATACCAGCAACATCTACTCCGTTTTGAAAAAACGATTTAGCAGTATCTGAATTAGTAACACCAGCTCTAATGAACTCATCAATAGCAGCAGGACCAAACTCAGGTGCAATGCGACGCAAGTTAGTTGATGCTTGTTCTGCAGCAACAATGTTTTTTCCCTTGCGAGCATTGGCTAAATTATCTAGTTGACTACCGTATGAATTGAAAAAGTTAACAACCTTTGGATTATTAAAGGCTGCATCTAACTTCTTTGGGTCACCAATTACTTTGATAAGTGCATAGTTGTAAGCGTCGTAGGCTTTCTTGGCCTTACCTAGTACAATGGTTGGATCTACAAAGATACGAAATGCAGCATCTGTAGTTCCTGAGATTCCCTTGTATAGAAATCCTGTACCTTCTAAAGACTGAGGTAATATAGCATTTGCAACTGCTCGACCAGGCGAGTACTTAGCTGCGACTACTTCATCGTAGGCGTTTTGCCATAACCTGTCTTGACCTTTAGATGCAAGACTAGCAATCTGCTTTTCTTCTTCAGTTCCATTTACAATAAAATCTGACAGTGATTGACCCATTGAAACTTTTTGTGCCATTGACACATAGTTGTTTCCATACTTCTTTACTGCCTTGTTAATGCGATCATCGTTGTATACGAGTTCGCCATTGTCATTAGACTTTTTCCAAGCCTGAGAAAGAACAGAAAAGTTTTTAGGTAAATAATACTGAGCACTACCCAATGGAATTTTCTCATTGGCAATAAGTGCTGTTCGACCAACACGAGTTGCAAAGTCAGATGCTTCAATAACTGCATCAAATACTTTACCGCCTGTGTAGTGCCAAGCACTACTAAGCCATCCACGCTTTGGCTCTTCTGGCGCAACGCCAAAAGTTTGCGTTAATGATTGCTGTTGGTCTACAGGCAAAGTCTTAAATTTAGTACGTGCTTCATTTGCCGGCATATCAAGGAGACTTTTATGAGTTGTTACAATTTTAGATATAGTGTCAACTTTATCTCTATCTGCAGCATTAAGACCTGCTTGTGATGCAGCTATTTTAAGATTTTGTTCTGCCACTACAAACCTCGCGCAAGCATACCCTGATACAGAATGGCTATTTCGCCTGATTCATCGTATGGCAATAACTTTGCCAACGTATCGGAATACTTTTCAGTCATTTGAGAACGCATCATCATTGCGTTAGCGCCTGGGCCTTCGCCCATATCAATGCCTGCTGTAATAGGTTCATCAGGACGTTGTGATGGTGCAAATAATTCTGTTACTGGTCCTTCTGTGGCTGCTTCACGCACATCGCCTGCGCGAGCAGGACGTGTATCTGGAGTTGTAGAAAGCGGAGCACCTGACTTAATAGCCTGCGTCTCAACTTCCC